ACTATTTGCAATCGAGCCGGCGCTGCTGCCATCAAGTAAGTTTAATTCACCAGCATCTGATGTAACAGCAGTGTTTCCAAGGGTTAAATTATCAATTGTTACTGCTGATCCAGAAAGTGTTGCTGCTTGAGCACTGGATGCAGAAACTGATGTAACCTCAACTTTTTCTGTGCGGGTTGCAAAGCCTGTATATGAACTACCAGACACAACACCGGCATCGCTAATTGTTGCTGCTGAGCCTTGCGCAGTTTCACCACCTGTACCATTGGCACGTAGTACAGCATTGTCAGTGCTACCAAGGCCAGATAACGAGCCGCCACCAGAGCTAGCTAAAGAGCCGTCGTTAGTTATTCGAACATCTTGGCCTGTGTCATCCGTAAAAAATAAATCACATGGAGTATTTGATTTAACCCAAAGTTGTCCGTAAGCAGCTTCATCTGCTTCAGCATTTGCTTGCTCTTTTACTTTTATGCTTCCATCGCTGATTTTAAAAGTTTCAGCAATTTCGCCTTTTCCCGGCTTGAAACCCATCGCTAATGTTTCCCTTAATCGCTAATCCCTGAGCCTGATATTGGGCCCATAGAATTAGTATCAATATTAGTCAGTTCCGCAATAACACGATATTCAACTGTGCCTGCTGTAGAGGATACATAAATCTCCTTACATTTAACATTCAATTTAAATGAATCTTCATCACTATCTAGTTCAATATAATGAAACCCTGTTTGAACCCTATCTCCGTTAGACCCTGTGGGGGCAAACGAAAACCTTAGAGTGTTGCTTGAGTGGTTCATCACCGTCACAGTACGTGTTACTTTTGGAAACGATATCTTATGTTCACTACCTGAAGTTAACGCATCGGAACCAGTGATGTATGGATAACCCGATACTTGATATGATCCAACGTTGTTTAAACCGGGTGGATATCTCCATGAATTTGCTGGCATTTTTTAATCTCCTAAAACCTTTCATCTATAAATAGTTTAAATTGTGTATAAATAACTTAAAGAATATGGATCTCTTATATATCCCTTCCTGATAGAGCCCTTCTCGGTAGAGTGCTCTACATCCCCTAAGTCAGTACTGTCGATATTTTCTGGATCAGTCATGTCTTGCTCATAGTCGTCCATAACACTATCAACATATTCAAAGTATGGCCTTTCATCGTCAATAAATTTTGAAATATTTAAAAGTGCAACTTTTGGGGCGCTGAGATTTTCATCAATCGATTCAAGGACCGACGCCTCCATTGAGCCATAAACATTTCCTGACTGTACAGATTCGGGAATAATTACTCCTTTCTTTCTTAAAAAAGTAAATAATCTATTTTGAGCGCCGTAAACTGTATCTGACATATTTTCTTTTGCAAAGGTCACAATCTTATTGGTGCTGGGGCTCAATACGATATCAATGTCGCCATGATCAAAAATCATAATATCACCATTAAGCGCTTTGCGAATATTTAATTCAAGTCTAATTAAATTTTTCTTAGGCTTTTCTAATTCTTGGCCAATTGATACAGTTACCGACATTATTCATTGATTCCCTTAACTAAATTTTGAGTTTTTAAAATCTGCTTCAACATAGATTCATTGATATCGACTTCGTAAAAAGAATTTAGTTTTTCAATTAATTTTTCAACTTTCTGAAGCATGGCAGTATCACTATAAATTTCTTTTAAATTCAAAGAATTTTTTAATTCTGATTTAAGTCTACCAAGTTCTTCATTTAAAAACATTTTCAATTGCAATCCATTATCGGAAAATGAAGATATATAGTGGCTCAGCAATGCTTTCTGCTCGCTCAATAAATCATCGGAATATTTTTCATTAAATTTTCCAATAAATGATTTTAATACCAAATTATCAATTGGTTTTAGATTACTTTCGTTAATCTCATTGTTGTTTGACATATAGTTTAATAATTCTTTTTCAAGTAGTATGGATGATTTTGGGTTTAGTTTCCCACTAAAAATTTGAGAAATAGATGCTAATGTTTTGTAGTTAGGGATAAAATTATTATATACCTCAGAGCTTAATTGTTTGTTGATTTCATTGATAAGTTTTGTTTGTTGGTTGAATACCGCCTCTGGGTTAAGGAATCTGTGTTGAAATTTGGCCTCTCTTAAGATTTTTTCACATGCATCTTTATCAAGCGAACAATTTTCGTACAAACTTTGATAAATTTCTAATTCTTTTTTTAATACAGAATTAGGTGAAAAATATTTTTTCAATATTTTTAAAGTCCTAATTTTATTCTTATCATTTTTTTGAATAATGCTTTTAGTAATCTCCTTAATCAAAGATTCATATATAAAGGCAGTATTTCTTTTTTTATTGTGCTTTTGTTTCATCCGTTTTTAACTCCACTACGTTTTCTTTTTCTTCAAGTGATTTAATCAAATTCCTTACTTCGTTATTAATTTCAAACAATCGATTTTCATTGTCATTATAAATAGGTCCTTCATGCTCGTAAATACTTCCACGTGAGTGTGTTCTAAGCTCTGGGGCTCCGAGATTGTTTTTTCTATACGTGTTAACCTCCGGGGATGCGGCTCTCTCCATACCTCGACGGAGGGCCCCTAAACGTCTTTGATCTACTTTCTTTCTATGATATTTACTGGTGCCATGACCATCTGGGGATTTATATATTGTTGGCGAGTCTCTACGACCCGGCGGGGTGCCGCCGGCCTCTGGTGATGTTAGCAACATTGAATCATCTGGCTCAGCGGCGGGGGCTGGTGCTGGCGTATCTGCACCGGCTGCTGCGGCTAAATCGCCGCCGGCGTCATCAGCGCCCTCAAGCCCGGGCAAACCAGCACCTTCCAGATCACCACCTAAGCCGCCCCCTAAGCCGCCAGCATCTCCACCAGCACCAAGTGCGCCGACTTCTGCAATTGCCTGAAGAGCTGAATCTTGTTTTCGATCATAAAACAGCTCTCTCTGGTTTCGTAAAAATTCTTCTTCTGACATATTAAACAATGTTTCAGCAACCCATCTTCTAGAAAAGAAACCTTCGTTAGCTGCAGCCGCAGTGTCAAATTTAGATCTCCAATGCTCAAGCTCTTGCAACTCAGCAATTTTTGATGGATTGTTCAGGGCTAGCTTAAAACTTAAAAGATCATCACCCCTAAAACCCAAAGTGTATAGATGAATAATACCAATTTTTTCTAACTCTGAAACAACAACACGCTGTAATCTTTGAATTGTGCGTGCAAATCGAATATCTTTTTGTGCTAATGTTGTTTTGTCTTCGTCTGCACCTTCACCACGTGACAAGTACGACTGTGGTACTTTTAGCGCAGAGAACAATTTATCTCTAAGATATTTGATATCATCAATTTCCGTGGTGTTTGAACCACCCGGTAAGGTGGTAATATCAGAAGCAGTGCCTGCTCTTACGGGAATAAAGTAATCTTCTTCAATGCTTAATGGATTGTATCGTAAATCAACTCGACCTGTGTCTGGATCTATAACTTGATGACGTTTCATTTGTGTCACAATTTTTTGCATGTACTGCTCAACATCCTGTGGCGGTATTGACCCAACATCAATTTTAAACACCCTTCTTTCTGGTGAGCGTATCACACGATATGCCATCATTGCATCTTCCATTAAAGTAAGTTGACGCCAGATACGACGAGCAGGCTCCAAAATAGAAGTGCCATACGGTGCATACTTATCATTACCCAAAATTCTGAAATGTGAAATCTGCCAGTTTTCAAAAGTCATACCAGCATTATTCCATTGATATTGAATGTAATTTGGGTTTGTAGCGTCTAAACCCTCCAATCTTTCTATCTCTTGCGAAGGCAAAGCAATTGTAGATTTGACTCCGTATTTTTCATCAATGTCAAGGTACAAGAAAAAATCACCATATTTAGACATTGTTCTACACCAACCAAAAAGATTGTAATTAATGTTCATTATATTGTGAAATAAAACATCAAGGACTGCTTTGATTTCTTCATTGGTACAATGTATTTTTAGCATTGGTTGCAGGCTTGAGTGCGTTGTCATTTCATCTGCATATATATCTAACGATGATGCTATCTCAGGCATGTACTCCATCTGATCAAAATCAATATATCTTTCACTTCTTCTTTGATTTGCAATTGCATTAACAGCCACAACATCAAGTGGGTTGTAGGTGCTTCTTTTAAATTGTTGACCACTAGCAGAACGAAATCTAGAAGAATATTTGTCTAAATGTTGTCTTCTAATTTTTCGGCCGGTTTGGCTTCGGTAGTTGATTATTGGGCCTGAAAATAATCTTGTAAGACTCTTAAATAAATCAGACTGTGGATTTCTTGGATTTTTAGGATTAACTGCCATGTTTTAACTCACTTTATTAGCCACATTAAATGTTCGTAGCCTTCTTTATGTTCTGCTATTCTATCTGTCATCTTTGTGTTTTTGTTTTTGTCCATTCCCTTAATTGTAGTATCAAAACTTGTTTTTGTGTAGACTATGGAGCTTAAAAAAGCCTTTTGATAATCCATGCTTCTTTGATTTACTTGAAGTGCTGTATCTCTAATCCAACACGCAATTGCCAAAGACATTACTAAATCATCATTATAGCCCCTCATTGCTTGAGGTTTTCCATACTGCCAAATAAAAGTCCTCATTTCGTTTATTAAACGAGATGAATTCACTGTAATTAGTTCATTTCTAATGAATTCTTCAAGTTTTGCAACTATTAGTGGGCGCGTTTTTGATGTGGTTGAAAAGCCCATGACAGCATTTGATTGATTTTCAGCTTGGTATTGATCAATATATTCATGTGTTGATTTAATTGAGTAATAAACATTTGGATATCCAAATTCTACTAATTTTTCTAAAACTGCATACCCAATGCTATTGTTCTCTACAACAACAAGGCAGTCACCAAATTCTCTACCTATTTGATTAATCATATTGCCAAACAAATCGGGAGTAGGCTTGCCTTGATATTCACCTATAATTTCTAATGTTTCAAGTTTGATAATGTGGAAAACAGAATAGTCAGTGCCATCACCCCTTGCAACATCAGCAACCATCAGATAATTGCAACTTGGGTCGTGTTCCTCCCAAATCCAAAAGTTTCTATCAAACGCAGTTTTATATTTTGGTTCTTTTACATTTTTTGCTAGTTTATCCAAATCATCAGGATCAATTACAGTTTCGCCTGAAGTATTAAAATTGCATTCAAGCTCTTGTGCAATCTGTCTTCTGGACATGTTTGCTGTTTCCTTCTCAAACCATTTTCCATCTCTGTCGGGATGCACATCCCATGGTAAATTTGTAGGATGAAAATTGTTTGTTCCTGAATCTGCTTCCATGTACGTTTTATGAAACCAGTTACCTACACCATTTGGTGTTGATAATGCAATACATCTACCACCAGTAGACAGGGTAGGGTAAAGACCAGTCCACAAATCATCAAGGTTTTCAATGTGAGCAGCCTCATCAAGCACTAATAAAGAAAGAGACTCAGAACGGCCAGCGTCACCTGATGTTGAGGATGCCTTAATAAAAGAGCCATTTGATAATTCAAATGATGTTCTATTGTCCACCGATATTTCTGCAATTGTTATGAAGTCTGGTAAGTTTTTCATTATACTTTTGACTTTTTTTACAAGGTTGGCTGCAGTACCAAACTTGGTCGCCATGACTAGGACATTTTTGTCTCTATGAAAAAGCATCAACCAAACAACATAGCCCGCAGTTATGGTTGAAATTCCTAACTGGCGGGCTTTTAAAATTACATTAAAACGATAGTCGTTAAAATCGTCTAGTAAATCTTGTTGAAAATCATATGTTCTAAATGGTATTGTGCCATGTAGTGGATGAGATATTCTTGCGTATGTGTTAAGAAAATAAGTTGGATCCTTTCCACATTTTAGGATCTCTTTCATCATTTCTTTTTTGGTTAATTGGAAACTCATACATTTTTTGATGCCGTTATAATTTATTGAGGTCCTTTCATTGCAGCGTTGTAAAGATCGTTTAGACTTCTGTTCATCATACCCATCTGATTTTGGTCGGCAGCTATACTAACAACAGATTGCAGAAGCATAAACAAAGATTTTATTTGTTCAGGATTGCTAGCAATACTTTTAGCAGTAGCCAAATCATCCTTGATAACATTTTCCGACATCTCAGCTTGTCCTAAATCGGCACCGGGTGCTGTTCTGAATCTACCTAATGCTTTTTGAGAAAGACCAATATCTAAAACGTCTTCACCGGTTAGTGCAGAAGCTAGATAATCAATACTTACATCTAAGTTGTCAATTTTATTAGACAATTTATCAATTGCATTTTTTAAAGCAGGATCTGATTTCATTTCCTCTTCAATAAACTTTGCGATTTCTGACTCTGTAAGTTTCATTTATAACACCTACAGCATTTCCAACATGTCTTGAATTTTACGCAATGGCTCTGCTAAGTCATCCCTATCGTTACCTTCAAGATACATAATAACATCTTTTAAACGAGCGCCGGCTTGTGCTTTTTCAGATGCATCGCCTTCTGGACCGGTAACAACTGGCTCTCCACCCATGTCGACGACGCCTTCAGACGCTATTTCTTCTATAATAATTTGGCGCAATTGCTCTTTTGTAATTTTCATTATTCAGATTCTCCTTCAGATAAACCAATCCCAGCAGCAGAACCTTTACCCTTGGTAGCAACCTGTCTTCCTTTTGTTCTACGTTGTGAGGTAGTTCCTCGTTGTTTTCTATAATCTCCCTTAACACCAATACCCTGCTTGGCCAACTCAGCATCCAATAAAGATAATAGCATGCCCATTTTACCAACTACTTGATTCCCAGATTGTGCAATTAAAGCATCTAATCTAGATTTAATATCTTCAATTTGTCCAATCTCCATCGTAGTCTCACCACCAGTTGGTGCTGCTGCAGCTGCTGGTTCAGGAGCGGAGCGCTGCTGCATCCGAGGTTGACGGCCCCTACTCATTCCAAGACCACCAGCAACACCAGCAACCTCTTCAACACTTTCTTCTTCAGAAAGCCCTAAGCCTTCAATTTCTTCTTTAATTATTTGTTTTAGCATTTCTTTTGTAAGTTTCATACTTTATTTATCCTTATTGTCCTTTGCTTTTGCATTACCTTGGCGAGTTTTTGTGTCAGTGCCTTTAAAGCCACCCTGATCAAGAAACTTTCTATATGAAGCTTCCATAGTGTCTTCACTAGCTTGCCCAACAGTCTGAACCTCGTCTATACCACCAATATTGTAAGTCATGTAAGCCTGTATCCAAGATCGGTGATAACCAGTGCTTTGAACAAGAATATCTACCTCGCCTTCTGCAGTTAGCCCAATGTTGTTACCGGTAACTTTGCGGTATTCAGTTTTTAAAAATTTAGCTATTTGATTAATTTGGCTTTCAATTTCAGACTCAAAACCGCTATTATGTACTTCTTTTAATTTTACAGCAGTGTGATAACAAAGTACTAATTTGTTACCATGAAATTTTACATTAAAACCATCAATAACTCTTTTATCAATCAGAGGATTACCCTCTTCTCTTCTAAGACCAATGTCTAAAGAATTTCCATTTTCATCCAACGCCCCATCATAGGCATTAGCAGCAGCTTGGGATAGTCCTTGAATTACTTCCATTACTGAAGCCATTATTCTTCTCCTTCTTCAGAAAAATCTCTTGATTTCTCATACTCTAAATAGTGCGCAACTGAGCTTAAGTAATCAGCAGCCTTAGTTATTTTTGATTGTACCCAGCCTTCTAATTGCTCTGTGTCGGTTATCATGTCCTCAAGCTTCTCAGCATAATTTTTTAATTTATACAATTGTGACTTTGCCATACGACCTTCGTTGTCTACATGTTGAGGCTCATGTACTTCGTTTACAGCATCTCTTACATCATGCTTAGTGTTGCTAATTAGCTCTTGTCTTATTAAGTTTCTTATGTCCTCAATCTTCATTAGGTCGCCATCCTGTTGCCCATCTTTCTTCGCGATCTTCGACCCACTTTACGTAACAATCAAAGCAACAATCATACTTGGCTATGCAAATATCATCTTTTGCAATTGAAAGGTATTTACCACAAACGGGACAAGAACCAATGGGCTCTTTACTAAGTAGTTTTTTTGAAACCAAAATGCCATTAAGCTCTATCTTCTCAGAGCCCTCATCAGATTTTCTTTCTTTTTTTGCTACTTCTTTAATTTGCTGTAGGTATTCTTTTTCTTTTTCATCATCCCAATTGCCTTTTGGGTTTTGAACTGTTTCACTACCATATTTTTTAGCAATTGCTTTTTCAACAGCTGCTATATAATTTAAATCTTTTTCTTTCATCGTGTTGCTTTATATACGCCATATGAACTTGCACCACCAATGAGGATCCCACCAGCAAACCACAGCCATTTGTACCGGGGAGAAGTTTTTTTTAGTGCATCTGATAACAGATTAATCTCTTTATCTTTTTGCATAATAAATAAATCATATTCTTGCGTTAAAGCGTTGTGTTCAATTCTTAAACTCTCAAGCTCATAGTTGTGTTTTTCTTGTAATTTTTTAAGCTCATAATCGGTTTTTATATCACACGAATAAGCAAAAATTTCATAGTCGGACAATAATGTTGATATCCCAACCTCATCAAACAAAACACCCTCAAAGGGTGCTGGCTGTTTGTATTCTAATATAGTAAACTTACCGGGTTCTGTCGCATTAGACGTTAGCGACAACATTAATAATAATTTAAGGAACATACTCAATCCCAAATGTTGTTTCTATATCTTTAATTAGTTGGCTTTTATCTTGTCTGAATTTTTTTGTATAATCTTCTTTTTTTGATTTGCGCAAATTTTCTAATTCTGTACGTGCCTCTTCATATTCACTCTCAACCACTGCAAGTGATTCCAAAAAACTCTCCATTAGTATGCGTTTTTCCTCTATTTCTTGTTTATGAATTTCTTTAAGGCCCTGAATCTGCAACTGTGTAGATTCTAGTCTAGTTTCATAGGCAGTTTGCATTAGTTTATAATCATTTTTCATTTTAAGAACAACAATAAGAAACAATACCAATACTAATATTTCTTTCCAATATTTTAATACAAATTCAAAAATTTGTTTTTTAATCATTGTGTCCTCGTAAACGAGAAATACCATCAATTATAGTTTGACCACCGATATAAATTGCAGAAATTACAACCCAGTCCTCACTGCTGACATTTCCTGTTAGAGCTAGTCCCGTTGCCGTAATCCATACCATGAGTTTTCTAGATGTTAATTTTGACAACCATGTGTCTAAAAATGCTTTTGTTTGTGCCATCACATACACCTCCTATTGATTTACTTTAGCATATCCTGATTTCTTTTCAATCACAATCTGCATATCAACACAATCTTTCAGTGAATCAAGATGAGAGATTAACAGAACATTTTTGAAATACACCTTAATTAGTTCCAAAATACGAATAAAACCCTCCATATTTTCTTCATCTAAGGCAGTGCCCGGCTCATCCAAAATAAATAAATCACTCTTCGGTAATGAAGACACACTCAGCAAGGCCAATCTAATTGCCATTGCTCCCATGGTTTTTTCTGCACCAGACGCCATTTCAATTGGCCTTGGCTCATGGCGCGGGTGTTTAATAA